ATACGTTGGTTGCTACGTACCAAAAGGATATGAACACTTAAAACCATGGCAAGTAACAAATAAATCTGCAATACCACATCACAAAAAGCATTGGACATATAACAAACACTTGGAGGCTGCAAATGTTTAAGATAACTACAGACACTTCAAGTAAGTATTCTCATCGGCATAGAGAACAATGGATAGATCTTGCAGGTGATTGGACAGATGAAACACAAGCACCAAATATAAGCACATTTTATGGCGCAACAATTTGGGATGATTCTGTAACTGGAGTAGGCACAAAAGGCAGATGGGGAGATCTACTGGTAAAAACAATGGAATCCGATCATCTTGTTTATGTGCAACCCAGAGTCGGTTGGGCAGGAGTTTCATTAGCTGCTCTTGCAAAGAAATATAACAAAAAGTTAACATTGTTCATGCCTTCCTCAAAAGTTGTGAGTGACCATCAATTAGTTTGTATTGAAAGAGGAGCAAATCCAATCTTTCGAAGAATTGCAGCAATGCCAGTTCTTAACAAATATGCCAAAGATTGGGCAGAACAAAATAATGCTCAATTTGTGCCATTTGGTTTAGATCATCCCCTAGTTGTTGCAGCTGGAGTTAAATCTACAATCCAACAATGGGGAGATCGAGATGAACCAAGAGATGTTGTATCAGTTGTTAGTACAGGAGTTCTTACAAGAACTTTACAAATTGCTTGGCCCAATGCAAAATTCCACGGAATTGCAGTTGCAAGAAACCTTCATGCTGGTGAAATCGGAAGAGCGGACGTTGCAACTTACCATAAAGCTTTCAGAGAAAAAGCTGAGTATGCAGACAAAATTAACGAGGAAATCAACTCTGCACCAACATACGATTGTAAAGGTTTAGAAAGATTTATGTTGGACAAAACTCAAGCACCAAAAACACTATCTACTTTATTGTGGAATGTAGCAGGTGACGTAAAACCAGTTATAATGGTCCATTCACAAGTTGAAAGTTTCAGAGAATGGGGTGAGTTTAGATGATTACTATCATCGAAGGTTCTGATGGAACAGGCAAAACAACTTATGCTCAAAAATTAACTGAACGATATAATGCACAATATTTGCATGCTGAACAACCTAGATCTAGATTATGGGTTGATGAATACATCCGACCTTTAACTTCTGATAACATGGTACTAGATCGTTGGCATCTAGGTGAAGTTGTATGGCCTAAAATATATGGCAGAGTTTCATTGTTTGATGAAACAACATTTGATTATTGCAATTGGGAACTTGCTAAACTAGGAGCTAGGTTGATCCTGTTAACAAGATCTGAAGATGCAATAGCTGAAGAATTGCTAAAACGAGGTGAAGAATTGCAAATAGATTTTGTCTTACACTCAAGATCTTTATTTGTAGAAGCTTTTAGGCAAGTAAAATATCTAGATAAAACAATAATCCAAAGTGAGGTGGTTAAGTAATGCATATAATTACAGAAAATCCAAGCGAAGCTTTAGAGTTAGCAACTCAATATGTAATTGAGCATGGTGAAGCAATATCTCCTCGTGGAATGATTACAAGAGAACTTCTAAACGTAACATTACAAATAGAAAAGCCATGGAACATACCAGTATCTATGGAAAACAGAAAACTTAATCACAATATTGGTATTAAAGAAGCATTGCAACTTGTTGGACAAGTCACTGATCCAGAAGCAATGACAGATACCAGTCAAGTGTTTGGTAAGTTTATGGACAATGGAATACTTCATGGTGCATATGGACCAAGAATTCATGGTAATCTTAACAAAGTTGTTGATCAGTTAAAGAAAGATTACTCAACCAGACAAGCAGTATTAACTATATTTGATTCAAACAAAGACTTAAATGTTGATGTCAAAGATGTTCCATGTACTTTGAACTTGCAATACTTTATTAGAGACAATAAGTTAATTGCTAGAACAAACATGCGCAGCAATGACGTATTTTTAGGTCTACCATATGATTTAACTCAGTTTATTGCTTTGCAAGGAGCAATTGCAAAGGCTTTAGATATTGAAATGGGTCAGTATGTTCATGTTGTAGGAAGTATGCATATTTACGATGAACATATACTTCAAGCACAGTGGATCAAAGCATATTTTAATGGATCATTCAAAGATTATGAACCAATGTGGAGTGGTAATAGTATCGGTGAAATTAGTCATACAGCAAGATCTATTCTCAAAGGAAACATTCCAGAGTATCTAACTCGCTTTGAAAGATTTTTGGCAGGTAAAGTAAATGATTAAATTCCAATGGCCGATTGTTATTGAACAAAAGCAAAAGACTATTCAAACAGTTAGTTGCTATCATTGTGCTAGGCTTTTTTTTGTTGCAACCGTAGAAATTAGAACCGTTAACTTTTGCAATCATTGCCGATGATAAAAGAACCTATTGAAAGATGTGAATCTTGTGGCGTGTGGACTTACTTATATGCTATAGATAAGCTAATGGGACATCCACATTTTTGTCCGGATTGTAAAAACAAGCAGAAAGGAAAAAGGCGTGTTACCAAGTCAAAGTGACGTAGTTAAAAGACTTAGCGAACTTTCTCGTATGCTAGATGCTGCAACTGATGAAATTGCTGTTTTAGATGATAAAGCAGTCCGCGCAAAAGGATCTTATGAAGTAGCATATGCAATGTCTTTTTTAGAATCCAACGGATCAATGGATGTTCGACGTCAAGAAGCAATTCTTGCTTGTGCTGATCTTAGATTAACGATGGAAATTGCAGAAGCTCAAGTAAGGGCAATAAAAGAGCGTATAAATACACTTCGCTCGCAAATATCTATTGGACAGTCATTATCTGCCGCACTTAGGCAACAATTTAGCGCTGAAGGCGTGGGTCAATATACATGAGAGCTAGAAGTAAAAAAATGACTAAAAAGTATGTTGAAAGACGTAAATTAGTTGTTTATATGCTAAATCTACATCCAATATGTCAAAGATGTAACGAAAAGGCTTCTGTAGAAGTGCATGAAGTACTTAGCAGAGCTCGAGGTGGCGATATTTTAGACATTAACAATTGTAGAGCTCTTTGTCATATGTGTCACTATTGGATTACAACAAATCCTGCAGAAGCCGTTAAAAGCGGCTGGTTAAAGAATTCTTGGGATAAATGACAAATCTATCGAGAAAAAGACGCGGCAGGGAAACCGAATTGATTTTTGCTGAATACCTTAAACGTCAAGGTTGGATTTATGCAGAAGCTAGCAGTTCATCAGCAGCAGGAACGGATATAAAAGGAGTTATTGGGGTTGATTGGGAACTAAAGGCTAGAGCAGACTTTGATCCTAAATCAGCAATCAAACAACAAGCAAAAAGAATAAAAGAAGGCGTAATTCCCATCGCTGTGTTGCGACAGAATGGACAAGGTGAAGCTGATATTGAGAATTGGCCAGCATGTGTTCCAGTAAGCATAATGATCCAATTACTCAAAGAGGCAGGTTATTTGTGACAGTCAGAGATTTAGATTTCAAGGTAGAATCAGCCGCTTGGATGAAAGATGCTAATTGCACTGATCCAAGTATTGATCCTGATTGGTTTTTTCCAATTAGTGAACATCCAACTAATTTAGAACAAAGAGCGGCGTTAAGTATATGTCAAAATTGTCCGGTACAGATGCAATGTCTTGCTTATGCAATTAAACATTGGCCAGTATACGGAGTGTGGGGCGGAATGAAAAATAAAGATATAAAGGACATAGTAAAACAACTAGAGGAGCAAAAATGAGTGCAGCAATCACAATAAAAGGCCGAATCGGCAAAGATATGGACATAAAGTTCACAAGTGCAGGTAAAGCTTATGTTCCATTTAGCGTAGTGTCAAACACAAGAAAGAAAGTCAATAATGAATGGATCGATGCAGATACTAGTTGGTGGGAATGCAAAGCTTTTGGAGGTTATGCGGAGGCTCTTGTAGATAACATTAAACGAGGCGATCTGGTGACCATTACAGGAACGATTAAGCAAACGACATGGATTGACAAGGACGGGAATAAGCGCTCGTCATATGAAGTCCTGGTTGATACTATTGCAAAACAAATTATTGTGCAGAAGTATCATGGAACACCTCGATTAAAAGGAAGCGATCCAATGCCTTTTGACCCAACAGATGCGGTCTTCTAATGTCAGTTAAAGCAATGACTTACGTATGGGAAAACTCACCATACAATGGCAATGCTCTAATTGTCCATTTAGCTTTAGCAGATCACTGTGATGATCAAGGTATTTGTTGGCCAAGTCAGCAATATTTGGCAGATAAGTGCAAAATCAGTGTTAGGCAAATTCGTAGGATCATTCATCAAATGATTTCTGATAACTATTTGTTCATAGAACAACACTCTAGAGCTGGTATTTCTAATAATCGTTACAGATTGTTATATAAAAAGCCGCAGGTCACTGATGTCCTGT